ACACGATACAGATGGCTTGTCGGATATACCTGCCTATCTTTCACTTCGTATATATACAAACGAAAAAACTGGGAGTTATAGTATTATAGAACATCATCCCAGTTACAGTTCGTATTGTGTAGTGAGCTATGGTTTAGAGTTTAAGAAGGTTTCTTCTTTTTAATTTATTTTCTCATCATAGCAAAATCTTCACCTGATATTTTGCCATCTTTATTTTTATCTAACTTCTTTTGATCGCCAACAAGTTTACCACCGTTGCTTTTCTTTTCAAACTTTTTAATCGCTCCACCTAGATTCATACCCATACTAAATCTTTTGGGTTCAGTAGCACCCATGTTTTTTGCCATAGTCGTTGGTTGTATTCTGTTTTGTTCAGCTAATCCACCCATAGGTTTACGTGGCATTGCCATGCCACCACCATACATTTTAGTTGGACGCTGCCCATTATTGTACATTTTCATTAGCTTTTTTCTCCTCTTCATATAGTTCTTCTAATGGTTGTTTTTTTCTATCAGGATCGCTGAATATTTTGTCAAAACTTAATCCCTCTTGAGCTTCTATGTTGGCTGCAAATAACTCGTTTGTAGGAAGATAGCTCGGTATTTTTAAAGACATTCTAGATACTTCTGTAGCTAGATATTCTTTTAACAACACTGAAAATGTTTTGATATCGCTTGTAGTTAGTGCTTCTGGATTAGATAACATATCCACCATTATTCTTGAAGCTTCTTTACTTTGTGCGGCCATAGCAATTAGTTCTTGTTGTTTTGATATTAACAATCTAGCACTCATTTCACCTGCAACGTATGTAGGACTAACCATACCTCTCGCTAAATTAAAAGCACGACTTATTAATTCATTTGGACTGATACCTCTAACTCCACCTACGATGTCGTATCTAGCAAGAGATACACCTTGTGCGTATTCAAAGTACCTACCAATATCTTCTAGGTATTGTAAATGTTTATTGTCTAGTCCTACGTTTCGTAAAATGGCTTTTATGTTTTCATCTGCTAAATCTGAAGCTAACTGTCCTGCATTTGATATTTCATCTAGATAAAAAGGCTTTCCATCAAAGCCAGTTAATGTTTGTTGACTACGACCTTTTCCTGCTCTATCTAACAAACCATTTATTGTGTGATACAAAACACCTTCTTTAAATTCATCTTCAGCAATGGCTCTAGCAGTTTCACCTGTTTCTGCGTCTATGTCTGCAGCTCCAAGTCTTGTTTGAACATAAGACTCTCTCAATCCAGTCATCATGCTAGGAGATCCATTTGCTATATAGATCTCAAAAAAATCTTTTGAGTCTCGTACGTTTGCAATTCTTTGTAATTCTTTTGAACCACTTTCTTTTATTTTAGCTTTAGCATCTGCTCGTGTTCTCAACAAACTAGATTTGTCTTCTATCTCTGTTTTTAAATTTTTGTATGTTGTTCTTGCTTCTGCCGATAACTCCATAAGATTCATCAAATCTTTTTCTTCGTTTATCATCTTGGTTAAATCAACGAGTTGAACTGTTTCTATGTCATTAGGGTCAGGGCCGTTTTTAACTTGCACTGTCAAAGAGTTTTTTAAACGTTCCAAATTTTCGGCTTGTACAAAATTATAATCCTTTATACCTATCTCAATGCCTTGTTTTTTCTGACTGACTAACTTATCAATCACGGATTGTTTCGCAGTACCCCAGTGTTCGTAAATGTTGGCTGTGACCATTTTTGATATAAGTCGTAGTTTTCTTTTACCCTCTTTAGTGGTTACGTCAAACACTCCCGGTTTTCCTACGACATCGCCTGCAGACCAATACAAAGACAATTCTTCCATAGCTCTTGTTAAAGATCTCTTTGCAGTCTCATCACCCCCCATGATTTTCTCAACACTTTTACCTATTTCTTCGTGAAAGTTTTCTGGCTCAAGACCTTTTTTATATGGGTATTTGTATCCTGTAATTCCTTTTTCTTCATCAGCAGGGCCAGTTCTAGCGTTATCTATTTTCTCTCCCAGTCTGCCTTTTCTTACAGGATCAAAGTGAATTGATTTATATTGAGATCTAGCATCTTTTAATTCAGGATAGCGTGGATCGGATTTTAAACTATCCTCTATACTACTTTCAAAATCACCATACTGTTTGCTTAATGTGGCGTTGCTATCTTCGTAGCGTCTTTTCAAGGATGCAAAATGTCTTTTCATTTCTTCAACTTCAAACATTTGCCCTTTGAACGGTTTCAGTTGTGAGTCTGGTTTTGACATGTAATGAAAAGCTAAAAACACAGGACTGACATCTTCTAGATAATCATCTGCATCATCAGTTCCCAACAATTTTGGATTGGAGTGATATTGTTTTAATTCAAGTATCTCATCGTCATCAAATCCCATGTCTCTTTTTAAAGCTCTTTCTGCCATAGAGTTAAATGCTTTCATTGCATAAGAACCTGACTTACCTCTAAAAAATTCACCCTTTGCACCAAAAAAAGTTTTTAACTCATTTCCACTCAACTCTGATTTTGTTCCTAGAAGCTCTGATACCACAGGAGATAAATCTATTTCTTCACCTGTTGCATCTATTGGTGCGTAAACCATTTTACCTTTCAGATACTTTGCATCTTCATGTATGTCATATACTTCTTCAACAAGTCTACCTAAAAGAGTTTTATTTTTTTCTGTGCCTTTTAGTGATAGCACATTATTTGCTCTTTTATCTAATTGTTCATATACCTTTAATATGTTGTTTTGATATATCTCTCTTTGCTTTTCAATATTTGTGGCCGCTCCTTCTGTAAGTTTTATTTCCATATCTGACAGTGATGTAATTAAATCTTCAGGAAGAGGTTGATCTGGATTTTTTAAAATATTGTTTTTCAACGCTTGTAACTGCGACATATATTCTATTTTTGTTTCATTCACCTGTAATGAAAACTGATTTGCTGCATCCATAAAATTGTTTGTAAAAGTAGCAAGCACTTCTTTATCATCAACATCTATGTTAAAATCATCTGCTATCATTATTTTTAATTCATTTATAGCTTCTGTCGCTGCAGCCACAGTGTTTTCAGATTGTAGTTGAAAGTCTATAGCATCTTCTAGATTTCTACCAGTCGCTTTTAATTTACCTGCAGCCTTTCTTTCTAGTGCTAATAACGGTGCTAGTCCAGAGACATGACCAAAGCTTAATTGAAATAGATTCTTTGCTCTTTCTCTTTTTTCAGGATCTTTAAATGCTCCTACAATTCTATTTCTAAGACCTTGATATTCAGTAAGAGATTTGTAGACAAGTTCTCTTTGTAAAGGTGGTAAAGTTTTCATTATAGTTGCGACTTGTTCAACGGCAACTTTTTCTTTAGGGTTTAGTGATCTTTGTAGTTCATCAGTTAGTAAATCAAATCTTCTGTCAATAAAAGTTCCCTTTTTTATAAAGGGTAAATCTTCAAAGATTCTAACTAAATTACCTGCAAAACCACCCATAGCATTGTTTGCTACTCTAATAGGACCTCCTATTGGGGAGTAAGGCATTTTAACTATAAACTGTGGCACTTTTAATGCTGTGGATAACGCACCAAACACCTCTCCAACGTCAGTATCGAAATTAAAAAAGTTAGCTATTTCATATCCTGCAGCTTGACCTAATCCAACCATAAGTTCATCTTTGACAACTTGACCCATAAATGTTTGACGAGAAAATGGAAAAACAAGTTTTGTTCTTTGGGATTCCAAGTTTTCAAGTTGTAACTTTATACTGTTTATGTTGAGGTCATCTGACGCATCTCGTAAATCACCTTGTAGTTTAATTATTTGATCATCTAAAGATTTTATTGCAGTATTTCTGTCTATATCAACTTGAGCTGCTGCTACCTTGCCTCTACTTTTTAATTTTCTACCGATGTTTGCTGTTGATTTGTACCACGCTTTAGCAAATTCTGTTTGAGCATTTTCAATATTAAATGTCCTAAGAACATCAATATCTTCCATTCTTCTGTATTTTTCAGGGTTGGATGCTCTTATTTCATCTACATCTTTTTTATATCTTTTACCTGCAGCGAGATGAGCTTTTCCTATTATGCTACCTGCTCCCATGTTTTCTACAATTATGGTAGCCATTCTTTCAATGAGTGGAAGTTCTTCAAATCCCACCTTCATAAGTCTGTTACCTAACTCTTCACTTATTATAGGCACTTCCATTCTTTTTCCTGTTGCAGGATTTTGTATCGTATACTCTGCTTCAAAAGCATCTTTACCGTATAAATCAATATATATCTTTTTTATATCTTCGTTCATAGCCGAAGCTGCCGTTGCTCCGGGAATAACATTTTCTATAAAAGATTTGTACTGTTCAAAAAACTTAGCCATAGACGGAGTTCTTTTTTCCCAAGAATCTAAGAATGTTTCATCCTCTACTTCTTCATCCATAACTTTTGAGCGAAAATAAAATGGATCATCTATAGCATCGGTCGCTGCACCTACCAAATGATATCCCATGTGAGCCAACACAGGTAATAAAGCAGCCCCTCTTCCTGCATCAGCTAATCGTCTTGTCATTTCTGTGTGAAAGTTACCAGTGCTAAAATAGTCAACTAACAGTTGTTGCACAATCGGATCATCGACACGAGGTTCATTTGTTACTGGATCTATTTCTTTTAAAGCATTTAAAACTTTCATTCTTCCAGTGGCATATCCTGTAAGATCTGTTACTTGATCTTCGGATAAACCTGTAAAGGTAGATAGAATCTTTCCATTCCTCACACCTCCTATCTTTACGTCTGAAGGCTTAGATTTCACAGAATCTGCTAACTTTTCCAACTTTATTATAGAGGGAACGTGACCTTCTTTTGCTAAGTTTCGTGTGATTAGATTAACTTTTGTACCACCCACTTCAGTCATTTCACCAGAGATGAGTTTGTCGTATGTAGCAGTTTCTTCTTCTTTTTGTTTTTGTATATCTTGTTGTATGAGAGCTTTTGTTCTAGGACTAGACAGATTAGCAGTAGGGTTTACTTTTATTTTAGGACTCTTTTCATTCAAATATCTTTCTTGATTTTCAGGATAAACAAAAGTGCCTGTATCTTTACCTAAGTTGTAGTCTTCTTCTACAGATAATCTTTTATCTTCAGTATAAGCTTCATCAACTATTTTTTTACCTAAATTATCAGAGTCACCAACAACCACTTCCTGTTGATTTTCTTTTTCGTCTTCTTCGTTATTTATTTGTGATTGTAATTCAGCCATTTACATTCCTTAATTCATCGGTGAAAAAGTTCCGTCTGGATTTTGTTTAAATCTACCTTTTCTATTTTTTAGTAGAAAACCTTTAGAGTTATTACCCCCTATGATATCACCTAATTTTATTCTAAATGATTGTTGTTGAACATTGTTAACTTTAGGCACTTGATTATTTTCTTCAGGCGGCAGAACTTTTGTTGTGCCTTTTTGAACTATTTGTTTTTCATCTACTCGATTATTACCTTCAAAATAATACTCGTTGTTATTTGAATCATATTTTATAGTTATTGGTCGACCGTTAGGACCTACCAATGTTTGAGATACAAATGATTTAGTTTCATCAAATGTAAGACTACCACCGTCTTTTGTTTCTCCAATCAATCCTAATATCTTATCGGTCATGCTGTTAAATCTTTTGTTAGCTTTTAAAAGCTGTAGCTGTGGTCTATTGAATCCTCTCTCAGAGTTGGATGCTATTGTGGCAAATACATCAATCTTTTTAAACTCGCTTAAAAACTCTTTTACAACGGTTTGTAATGAAGCAAGACTACCTGCCTTAGTTCCGAAAAATCCAGAGTTTCCTAATCTTCTTAATTGCACTTCAAAATCTTGGTTAGATAATCTACCTGCAGGATCTAATGCTCTTGCCATGTTTGCAGCAAGTACAATCATAAGAGATTCGTTTTCTTGTATTTTAGTTAATTCAGCTTCTATACCACCTTCGTTTTTAATTTTTTCTACTACTTTCTTTAGAGTTTCAAAAGTAGTGCCTTTTTTTAAATCACCCCCTGAAACATTATATCTTTTATCTTTACCACCAATAAACTCCATTAACTGACCCACTTGACCTGACGGTGCTGATAAACCAATAAAAACTTTTTTCAATCCTCTGACAAAACCACCCGGACTTGTGTCTTCGGTAACAGAGTTCGTAACATAATTATCTAATTTTGTGACAACATCTTTGTTAGCTTTGTATTTTACATTAAATTCACCGATGGTAGCGTCAGTAAATCTTTTAAATATTTTGTCTTTACTTTCATTTACATTCTTTAAATTAAATTTAAATGTGCTAATATTACTATACTTGTTAATATTTAAATCTGCTTGATCTACACTTTGAATCATGGCTAACGCTGATATTTTAGCTAAAGGACTTGCTTGAGAAAAATTAGAAGAATTGTTAAGATATCCTACTGTTTGTTGAACCTCTTTCGGACTCATGTTTTCTGCCTTTTTCCATGCACCTCTTCTGTATAATTGTATAGCGTGGTTTATTCTAGGAAAATATTCAGGAAAATTGTTCATAGAAACTTCTGTAAAATCTCCTTCTTCAGGTATACCCAGTTGAGTTTCTCTCCTGTATGCAGTAATAAACCTGCCTACATCATCACCAAAATCATTAAGCCTAGCTATGCTCTTTAATACCTTTGCATCAGAAGATTGTTTTTCGTTGAACTTAAGAGGTATGAAAATTAATCTGCCATCTATTTGTTTTTGAAAAGGCAGAAGAATTGCATTTTTTTCTGCGTTTCTCATTTTAAGAGGATCTTTTTTTGTGTTTTTAGAATAAAATTCTTTTGCAAGTTTATACTGTCTTTCATCATCAGTCTCGTCTTGCTGACCGTCAATAAATGTATTTTTTAAAATTTCAAAACCTTTAAAAGGAATTGGAGTTGCAAGTAATTCAGTAGAACCTTTTGGGTTTATAGATGCCACTACGCCTGAAGAGTATGTGTCAGCAGCAGTTTTCATTGTATCATAAAAATTATCACTTACTTTTTTATTTTGTTGAAAATATTTTTTCATACGCATAATTTCTGCAGGACCTAAAGGTTCTACAAAATTTTTTATAGCATCTAATACCATCTTTGATTCTGCTGTCGGAGATTTACCTTTACCATATTCAGAAGATACAGGCATTTTGTACTGACCAAAAGTAAGAAACTTTTTATCGTCATCAGCTTCAGCAACTGCTTGTTGCAAGTTAGTCATATCAATATTTAATCTGTCGCCTGCTCTTCCAAAAATATCAATAGGTTTTCTATCCGATACTTGTCGTTTAGCATCTTTTAAAATGTTACCTAATTCTTTTGGAACTCTTTTCTTAGGATCTGTTGCAGCTTCAAAAACAAAGTTTTCTAATTCAGCTATTCGTGCATCATCTGCACCCCTAGCTTCTCTTTCTCTATCTATATTTTTTTGAAAACCACCGACTAGTCCTCGTACAAATGCTAATCCTAAACTCATTCTTCTGTCTCTTTCGCTTGTGGTTGCATATTTAAAAAGTTTTCTTCAACTGGTTTTCCACCTTCACGTATGGCTTGATTAATATTCTCTTGTATAAATTCAAACATACGTGGATTATTTCTTTTAATTAAGCTGAAGAATTTTTGATCGCTCATTGTATCTCTTTGACCTGCATCTTTATTTTCAAACATACGATAAGGTATGCCTGCTTCTTCTGCCATGTTAGCCATGAAAATAGCTAACGGTGGCTTTATAAGTAATCCAACATCAGGCGTAAATCTACCTTCATGAAATCCTTGTAAAATATAACCCTCTAACATAAGTTCTATGGATACACCACCTAACATTAATTTAAGCATTTGATCTTTGACTTTTGGCTTTTTTAAAGATTGTATTGCTTTGTTCAAAACGATTTCAGGATCTACATCAAGGGGTGGTTTACCCCAACTCCATTGTGTGTTATCTATTGTTAAAGAATGTCCGGGGGGAGCTTTAGCAAATGGATCTTTTGCTTGAATAGAACCTCTCATAGGTCTGTCTTGTCCGTTCATCATTTCCATAATGTGTAACCTTTGTTATTTTGTTTTTAACTTTTTAGAAGTTATTCTTTTAAGAGTTGGTGAACCTACACTCACAGTAGCTCTGTTTCCTCTTAAGTTAGGTTGGATAACATACGCAGAAAACATATTGTTAAGTTGTGCATTATTTGAAGATCTAAGAAGATTTGTTAAGGCTGTTTCTATATCAGGATTACCATAACCAATTCTTCCTGCCTGTCCTGTTGAATATGTTGCAGCAGCTTTTGATCTGCCACTTCCGTATCCTGATTTTGGTCTAAATCTATCTTGTGCGTATTTTGTTGGGCCTTGATATCCTACTTTTTTTTGACCTTGTGATGTCAAGTAAGCACTTGCTCCTTGTTGTATAAACCCTAAAACATCATCAGTTAATTGATCTCCTGCACTAAAAGTTTCACCAGTTATGTCTATAAAATCAGATCCTTCATATCCAACTAATTCTGCAACATAGTCTACCCCTGTGTCTATCCACCCCCCTACTGTTTCAAAAAGATCACCAAACATTATTTAACTCCTTAACTCGCTATCCAAGATGCAAGCCAATCACCCACAGCTTCACCTATAGCATCTCTTTGTTCTTTATCATATAATTCATTTGAATTAGAAAACTCCATAGCTAACATAGCTATTTCGTGTCGTCTTTGTGCTTCTGACTCAGACTTTTGAAAATTCCAAGCGGCATTATCTCTGTACTTTTGCCACAAAGCGTTTAACTGTGTTGTTGTTGCATTGTATAAATTTTGTACATTTATTCTATTTGTTTCATTTTGAATAGCTGTTTCTTGAGTGTTTATGTTTCTTCTCCACTCTGCATTTGACTGATCAATAGCATACCCCATATTTGCTTCAAACTTATCTCTTGAGTCCTTAAAACTTGCTTCAAACTGTACAAATGAGTTTTCTTCTCCTGCGTTAAACTGTGCAACTGCAACTTCTCTGTTTGCATTTGCTGTTTCAATTTGTGCATCCATTTCAGTAAAAAACTCTTCAACTTGCATTTCACTTTTTGCGTTTATTTCTTTTCTTGCATTTTCTTGTGCAGAATCTTTGAATATGGCTTGAACTAATGCGTTGTAACTTAATTCGTTTGCAGATTGTTCTGCACTTAGGTTAGCTGTCTCAACAGCCAACAAAGTTTTTGCATTGTTAACTTGTGCTGTTAATCTAGCATTTAAATTTGCTTTGTCCATAGAAGCGTAAACTGCAGCATTTGCCAAAGCTGTTTCTTGTTTATTAGTTAAGTTTTGTAATTGTATTTTTGCGTAAGTGTTAGCATCAGCAGTTGCTATGGGTATGCCTGATTCCATCAGTGCTTGCATCATGGCTGCAGATGCCATGCTTGACGACCCCATACCTCTTTGTTGCATAATTGATGATATTTTACGAACTGCAGGTGATGCCCATGCAGGAGGTATACCACCTTCTTCTATAGAACTAAATAAATCTCCAAGTTGAAATTTTACAGTACCTCTTTTGTCAAAATCATCCAACGCTAAAGTTTGAGCTTCAGCTTGAGATTCATCACTGACTACGCCTTGTACTACATCTTCATCAGCTATTAATAATTCGTCACGTTCTGTGTCCGATATTTGTGCAATGTCAACCCCATCTTCTTCGTCAAGTTTTTTCTTTGCCCTTTCAATAGCACCAACCTGACCAAAATCTTTATCTATCGCACCAGTCTCATCTGTTGGTCTAGTTGGCACATTTACATCGACAGTTGCTACATCGTCTGCTCGTGTTGTACTAGGGTCAGTTCCTAACTTATAATCTTCATCGTCTAGTAACTCATTATCTTTTACAGTGGGCAAAACACCTGTTACTTGAGGTATGTTACCTTGATTACCTGCAGCAATATCTCCAACTACTTTTTTAAGTTCTTCATCAGTAGTTATGGGAGCATTTGGGGTGGGTGTTATCACACCATCGTCAGGTGGATTTGTTCCTACCTCATCGTTGTTATTTGTATTTTCAGTCATTGATTTTTGTTCACTTTCAAGAAAAGGTACTAAACCATCAGAGATAGGTTTTGTATTTGTTTCATTTTTTTTATTCTTACTCTTGCTACTAGCAGTTTGATCAGCATCTAAAAAAGCTCTTAAACCTTCATACTCAACTGCACGATAAGGTCTCTGATACCTAGCTTTTATTAAATTACCTTGAGCATCGTATCCATCTCTAGAATCTGCAAGATCTGCTAAAGATTCAAACTTTAGAGGATCTGCTTCTGTAGTAGGGTTTCTTCCATAAAGTTTTAATTTGCCTGCTTGCTCTTTTGTTAGAACATCACCGAATGTGCTTAACTGACCACTATCTGCATCATCTAAGTTTTTGTAACCTTTTCTTAAAAAAACTAATTTTCCGTCATCTCGTGCTTGGAATCCAATGTATTCTGTACCTTTATCAGTAAAAGCACTTCCATAGCCGCCTGAACCTCCTACGTTCAAAAATTTATAAGTACGGCTCATTACTTAGTTCCCATAAGTATCTTGTCTAGCTTGTCCTCCAATCTTCTTAGTGCATCCATAAGATTGTGCATATCTTCTTTTACATCATCTTTACGTGCATACTCTTCTCGTGTCTTGTTAAGGAGTATCTGTATACGCTTGACCTCTTGGAACATTTTGTTAAATGCCCAACCAAATGGCACAACGACCATAGTCAAGATTATATTCCAAAATAACATTGGGTCAATGCTTTCCATGTTACCCCTGTGCTGTAATTTTAGCTTTGTATGCTTTTTTTACGTCATCTGTCCAAATGGCATTTGCTATTGCTTGTACTTGTTGTGGTTGGTCACTTACATCTGTATCATTCCAAACCCATTTATCTGGAGTATCATCTTTTTTTCTACTATGTCCACAAGGAATTATGCTATGACGTTTTCGTGTTCTACTTATCTCCACACCATCTTCTTTAATTACTGTATCCGTAGCGACTTGTATTATACAAGTTTGAACAACCTCAATAGCTGCAATTTCTTCTGTTTTTGTTATTGCCATATTAAACTCCTTATACTTCAATCATGTATGTGCCAAATAAATCAGCAGTAGCATTGTCATAAAGACTAACAGTTGCTGTAGAACCTGTAGCACTACTAGCACCAAAATCTGCATTTTGTAATACTGCTGCATAACTTTGACCTGCATTTTGAAAAATATTTACTTGATAACGATTATTGTCAATATCAAATCTATCTAAAAAAATTGAACCACAACCATTAGAACCAGTAACTGGTGTGAAAGGTAATCCTCTAAAATAAAGAAAGTTACCACTAGTTAAGCCAGTGGTGGTTATATTTATAAGATTAAAATGCATCCAAACTTTATTACCAATTCTTACATATTTATTGCTTTGTGAAACAGAACCTGTATTACCACCACTTGTCGCATCTGCTATTGTTACACTAAAAGTACCCTCTTCATAATGGTCAAAAAGTTCACTAGACATTCCACTAGCATTGCTATTGGCACTAAAGTCAATGCCATGCCCACTAGCAAAAGCTATATTTCCATCTGCTAGTGTACCACCTGCTCCTATAAATCTTGCTGTGTCACTTGCTCTTGTCATTCGTTACTCCATTGATTTCGTTTTAATCATCAAACTTTGCTAAGTCATCATTAGATGGTTTAGCTATGGATAAATTCCATTCTGATATATAAACAACCCCATCGCCATCATCTCTAAGTATTACATCTGCTTTGTTTGTTGTGCGATTAAATTCAACAGAGCTAACACCTTTATCTGCACAGTATAATTCAACTAATTTACTATATTGTTTTGCCATTAAAATAACCTCACTCCGTTTAAGCTAGGACAATTATAATTTGCCACTGTAGCTCTTGTTCCACCACTAAACTGCCAATGCCTTAATTGTAAAACATCCCCATCAGCAAGTGCTAAAATTCCAGTTAACTCAATGGTAGGTTCTGCTCCTGAACCTGCATCATTAGATCCTTTAGCACTTATAAGTTTAATACTACTATTTACAAAAAGATAAAGCTCATGTCTACCGGGTCTTTGGTCAAGTCTTGAGCAACAATGTATTAAATATGTTCCTGCTGTTGCCGCAGTAATGGTAACATTATTACTAGATGTGCTTGTGATTGATGCAGTATCAACAGGTGCAGAGTCAAATGTCAATACAGTTTCAACTCCATTACTTATACTTTGACCAGTATTTGAAGATGTGCTAACTAATGAAAAAGCTGTGCCTGTAGGTGTGCCTGTAGGTATTTGAGTAAAGTTAACAACACCACCACTAGAGATAGTCATTGCATCTGTGTCACCTACAGAACCTATCTGTCCACTGTTAGCAACTGTTATGCCACCATTGTGTACACTTCTTCCTGTAAATGTAGGTACACCTGTTACACCAAGAGTGCCACCCATAGTAACATTGCCATCAAACGTACCACCATCTGCTTTACTTACAGTGTCTGCTACCGAGAACACATCAAATGTTACAATAACTACTATGTCTCCATCACTAGCAGTTGTTCCTAATACGATTGATGTGCCACTTGTTGCAGTATAATCTGCGTCAGCTAATTTTACACCATTTTGGTACACATCTACAAAGTTACTGTCTTTATAACTTAAAGTTGTACCCTCTGCACCTGCACCACTGAATGTGTCAGTTGATGAACCAGATACAGTGTAGGTGTGAACCCTACGAACTCCGTTAGATGGACTGACTCCTATGTATGCCATGTTATAACCTCAATGCGTTTATTTCAGCATCAGTTAAACCTAATCCTTTAAGTTTATTTATTGCTGATGTTTTATTATTTGCTTTTGCAGTTTCTTCATCTTTTATTTCTTGTATTTTTGCATTTACTTCTTTTTCTGTTGGCATAGTTGCTGTCTTGTCATTAAGAATGATATTTTCATAAGCCATTCTTTTACTACCAGTGTAATCTTTTTTCCAACCATACCATTGATTTTTATCAGTATTAAATCTAACTAATGCTTCTTGTAAATAATCTCTATCCATTATTGACTAGCTCCTAACTTAATAAATATAAAGCATGTCCTATTTCTATCACTATCTCCTTGCACTCTTGAACTCCCTCCAAAACTACTGGTAGTAAATTTAACCTGAAATGTACTTGCATTGGTTACATTAACAAAAGTAGGGCTGAATACACTGTTCATGTCAAAAGAGCTACCTCCACCTCCTCCAGTAGCAACAGCAACCTCATCAAAAGCTCCACCACTATTACTTGAAACATTTGTGATAACTGCAGCTTGGTTGTCTGAAACAGCAATAACAGATGGATTGCATATTACATAATATAATCCAGTAGAAGGAAATGTAAAAATACCACTGCTTTCAGTCATGCCAGTTCCTATTTTTGAAAAGGTGGCATCATCCACTCTTTCTAAATTTGCTGTTATGTCTGCGTTTGCACCATTAGATGTATCTGATGTTAACCTAAACATATCAGCTTCAGTAATAAATGTAGGCACTGTTACCCCACTTATGCCACTGCCTATAATCTGTGTTAATGCCATTAAATTACCCCAAGTTTTACAAATGTTATTCCAGTTTCTGTCATATCGCTATCACCTAATATTGTAGTGCCTGAGTTGAAAGCATTAGTCATGCCTGCGACCATTTTTAACTTAAAAGCACTTGCATCTGAAATAGTAAAAATAAATTGATTACTTACACTATTTTTTTGACCATTTTCAAACCCAAAAGTTCTAGCTCTAGCAGTAAAAGAACCACCAGTATTAGTGCTAATTTGAACATTAATATCAAATTCATCACCACCACTATCAGCATTAAATGAAACATGATAAAGACATAAATATGTTCCTGTTGTAGAGCAACTAAACACACCACCACTAGTTACAGACCAAAGAGCAGAACCGACTCTTGTGTAGTCTGTATCTACTTCTTCAAATGGTGCAAAATCTTGTAAACTACCAGTTCCACTTACGTCTTGACTTAATCTAAATGATTGTGCATTTTGTGAAGATTGTGAAAGAGTAACTACACCACCACTAGAAATAGATATTGCATCTGTATCACTTGCACTACCAATGTTACCTGCATCAGGTATGACTACATTACCTGTAAATGTACCACTTGTTGCAGTTAAAGCATTATTACTCGGATGACTTACTGTACCCACTGTCCTAAACAAGTAATATACAAAGATGTTATTACCTGAGTTGTTTGATGGTGCAGCAGTAAATGAAAGTGTAGTGCCACTTACAGTGTAGGCTACAGAGGGTTCTTGTATAACACCATCTACGGATACAAGTATATCCTCATCAGAACCTACTGAATGATCTAATGTAAAATCTGTAAGTATACCATTACCTGAAAATACAGATGCTGCTTTAGGTGCTACAAATCTATTTGCAGGTGGATTACCGATATATGCCATATTATGTTATCTCCATTATGCTCAATGCTCCTGAAAGTTTATCTGCTACAGAACAAGAGATTGTTATAGCATCAGTTGGTTGTAATATTACTTTTCCACCTGATAGTAATTCTAAACTTGAACCCACAGGTATTGGTGCATCGTTTAGTAACACTGCAGTAGTATTATCATTACTACTTCCACTACCTGTTCCTGCTCCTATATTGTTTGTTTGACTAGCAGAAGCAGTTGCATCACCTGAAGTATCAGACTCAAGAAGAACTTTAGCTGTTACTTGAGCCGTATGTATGTTTGTTAATATGAGTCCAATCACCACAGTAGTTGTACTAGCAGGTGTTGTGTATACATGATACTCACTTCCTGCAGATATACTATTAGGTTCTGCTGCGAATGTTAACACTCTAAATGTATTTGCCATGTTATTATCCTAACGCTATTGCAAGGGCAGTGGGGTCGTCTGTACTAAACCCTTGAGCCGACATTAATGTTACCACTCTTGAAAGAGCGGCCTTTCTATTTGTACCTCCTGCACCATCGTCTACAATAATGAGATCAGAGGTTGATAAATCTCCACCTATATCTGTGCCACCATCTATTTCTAAAGCAGTCAGTGCAACTTTACCTGCAGTTGATATTGTTGCAAGTTTGGTGTCTGCTATCGCAGCACTAGATTTAATATCAGCGTTTACGATGTTAGTAATAGTGTTGTTATCAGAATCTATAGATTTGTTGGTTAACGTATCTGTTGTAGTTCTACCCACTAATGTATCTGTTGTTGCAGGTAAAGTTATAGTTTGATTAGCTGTAAAGTCTGAGTGTGCAGGTGCTTGTACCTGTACATAATGTTGGTTAGCCGATTCACAGTAAAATCTAATGTATGATTGAGAACCTGCATTTTTTAAATCTATGACACCTGATTCAATACCCACGTTACCATCAAGCACAACTTGTCCTGAACCTTTTGGTGTTATCTTCAAACTAATATTTGTGTCATCACCTGTTGCAGATAATTCAGGTGCATTACCTGTTGCAGCGTTTGTAATATCGAATTGATTGACTGCAGAAGCAGTTGTTTGAAATATTATCTGCTCATTACTATTTTCATCTCCAATAAAATGTGCATCATCAATAAGTATGTTATGTGAGTTAGTATCTAAGTTACCACCTAGTTGTGGTGATGTATCAGCTACAACGTCTGTGATACCACCTAAACCTGATGATAATGACGCTAATGTAACTTTTTTTAATGCACTTGCGTCTGCATCGTGTATAAGTATTGTATCGTTAGTCGTGTCTAATGATGTTTCTGCAGTCTGCCCTGTAATAACATTTGGATTAAGCATAGAGCCTTCAACAGCACCACTTGCAATTGTGACTGCACCATCAGATGCTATAGTAACATCTCCTCCTACTGGTACAGGATTAAAGTTAGCTCCATCGGCAACCATGATATGACCACTAGTATTAGTACCCATAGTTATATCATCACCTGTTACAGTTAAGTCACCTGTAACAACTACGTCACCACTAAATGTCGCTTTACCTGCTAGTGCCATATCAATGTCAAGAGCAGTTATTGCACTAGAACCATCTGTTCCTTTTATCGCAAAGTTTTTATCTGCAGTGCTAACTGTTAATTCAGCATCACCTGAATTATTAGCTATGTCAAGAATTGATGTGCCATCATCTTTAAATGTTACATTAGCACCACCTGCATCTAAAATAATATCTGCTACTGCATCTACTGTAAGATTGTTAGCAGAGATAGTCATGTCCGTACCATCTCCTTCAATCTTCTCGCTGTCACCACCGAATACGATACCTACGTTATTTGGTATGTGTACATCAGATGTTGCTGTTAAGTTTATTTTAGCACCTGATGTAATTGTTAAATCTGTGCTATCACCTTCAATCTTTTCACCACTGCCAAATGTTATACCTACATCTGCAGGAATTACAATGTCAGCAGTAGCAGTTAAATTAATGTTGTTACCTGTTATAGTAAGGTCTGTGCCGTCACCTTCTATCTTCTCTGCATCATTACCAAAAGTTAAACCAACATTAGCAGGTATATTAATATCTGTGGTGGCTGTAAGATTTAGATCGTTACCTGATGCTATTGTTAAATCAGTGCCATCACCACTTATATGCTCTCCACCTTTATCATTTAAATATAACTTACTGGTGCTGTCGATAACAACTTCATCCATAAATTTAAAATGATCAGCATCATGCACCCATTTTAATTGACCGTCATCAGCACTAGTATTAAATGAAATTGTTATGTCGGAATCTGCACCACTTCCAAAAGTTAAACTGCTACCAAATAGTGTAGTTATTGGGCCACCATCCCCTGCAGTTGAACCATCATGAGTGTGTCCACTTGATACGTTAAACGCTGCTAATAAAGTATCAAATTCTGTATTACTTTGGGCCGCAGTTATCACGTCTCCATCAGAATATGACGATTGTCTAGCTGAGTATCCTGCCATTTATCTTCTCGCTCCTAGTTGATATTCCAATTGGAATCCTTTTAATGAATAAGGTGCAGTTGCTCCTCCATCGTTTACCCTCAAGGACACTGCAAATCCAGATCCCTCAACTGGTTGTCTTATAAGAGGTTGTGATGCACCACCATATGTTCCTGATACAGATGAGCTTGATCCGTACGTAGAAGTTCCGTATATGGCTCTTATATCTCCAGAATCTAAAGGATAAGCTGCAGGTCGAGCAGAGTCTTTTCCCTCGTAGTCATATCTTACAAACAAATCTGCGTCTATAGATGATTCAGGTGCATAATTTATTATTACCCTTTGCATACTTTTTCGTATTCCCGGATCATTCATTGTTAAATCTGGACTACGATATCTTGCCAATATAGCAGTGCCATCAAAGTCATTGCCTGATTCTTGTCTGTATACAAATCCATCGCCTGATCCGTGTACTGCTATCACGTTACCTGAAGATACAAATGTATCTGTAGATGTAGGTCTAATCCCTTTCATTTTTGAAAACTCAAACTGTTGTCCTTTAAGAACACAAATAACTCCTTCAGTTACACCTTCACCCTCTCCACTTTTCGTAAAAAATATTCTATATTGTGTTTTGTTTGGTATAACTAAAGATGTAAAACTGCCAGAGTTAGCTAAATTTTCATCAAATAAACTTTGCACGTTAGAACTTATTGTACCTAACTCAACGTCACCAATTCTTGCAGTACCTGCAATAGTACGCAATCCATCAGGACCTAAAAATATCAAATCACCTGCAAATTCCTGTATAGTCCTTCCGTTTGTGCAACCTATGTTTCTTGTAACTGGCTTCATAGCAAAATTAGCTTGAGACGAACCTGTTAGTTGAAATATTTTATTTTCGCAAAATATAAATAAATTATCACGGAATACTTTGAGTCCTGTTATAGTATCATCAACTCTTATACTACCTCCACCTATTGCTGCAGAAAAATTATCTTCGTCAAAAGGCACACTAAATACTATTTCTTGTTTGTTTGCAGACATGCCTGCATAAAACATGTGATCTTTAAATGCTGTAACAAATTTAGCACCTGCCACTGCAGGTGGAAATAAGTCTTGTACAATAGCACCTACTTCGTGATCTGCAGCAACACTACTATTTCTTGCTCTTGTTACACCTGCAAATGTAGTAGCTGTTTTACTTCCGTAAGTGAATTGCTCACCACCTATAAGTATAGATCCTGAACTAGCAAATTGAGATGTGTCATCCACTGTAATAGTGCCTGAACCTGACATACCTGTGCCTGATGTTATTGCTGCAAGTAAAGTTGTAGCTTGTCCAGTTCCTGTGCTAGAAGGTGATACATCTGTTTTAGTAAAATTACTAAGAAATACTGCAGGTGCATTTGCACCGTCTACAACAATTAATTTGTCATTTCCATCAAAATTAAATCTTTCAAAATCATATGTGCCTGCACTACTTCTACCAGTATCTCGCTCTGTCCAACTTGATCCACCCGGAGTAGCACTAAATATTTTTTCACCTCTTGCTGCAACAATAGTTGATCCAAATGTTGCAACCATCAATACTTCTTCAGTTGATGCACTTGTCTGTGGCACAATCGCAGTCACGTATTTAGTAAATCCATTTATTCTTCTATAGCCACCTTCGATATCAGGTTCAAAATTAAGAAGCTCAAGTGCTTGACCGGGTTTCATTACAAACGTAGATTGGTTAAGGACTAACCCACCTTCACATACAAATGGAAACGCACCTGTCTGACTTAGCTCTGGCATTAGACGGCTCTCATATATAGTTGTTTGTTAATTAGTTCTACACGCATACGTTTAATCGATTTTTCAAATTGCATCTGTGCAAGTTGTGCATTTTGTGTTTCACCACGCAAAGTAAAAGCATAATACTTTGCTCGTTCTATTATTACGTTTTCAAATCTTTCAGGTATGGTGGATTCATCTGTTGCACTGCTTAATGCTGTGTGAGTAGCATAATAGTAATATTTTACAGTGTATGTTGATTTATCAGGCACAGGAGACAGACCAATATTATTTTGTGGATCTTCGTAGACATACACTGGTATGGCTCGTGAGTTACCTGTTGGATCTGTATCTCGCTCGTGATAGTTGTCAAGATACTCACTGTAAGTTATGAACTCGAGCGTAGTTTCTTTTTTGTCTGCAGCTTCAAGAAATGTGAAGCTATCAAAGTCTACTGTCTTTGTGTTTGTTGTGCTTAGTGCAGATCTAGTGTAAAGACGTGTGCCTGCAGTGGTTGTAAAACTTTTGTTAACAACTGTAAAGGGCCATTCAGTATCTGCGTTTATTATATCATCTATGGCACGATTAACATAATCTTTTACTGCAGTTTGTATGCCACGAGATGAACTAAATGTGCTACTTGTTAATTCGACTTCGTTTAGATCTCTTAGCACGTTGTTTATTAATACTAGATAACTGCTCGCCATGTTTTAGCTTCTCTTGGACTTTTTTAGTTTCTAAATAATCTTTTCTTTTTCTAGCTTTACGAATAGGACTATTTAGTTTTTTGTTAATGTCTGCTACTTGTTCTTGAGTTAGTAGTTTGTAAGGTTTGGTGTTAAATAAAGGTATAAGTAGTCGTAAATTTTTTTTTTAATTTAATTACTTTATACCATGTCACTTTTTATGTGCTTTCTTTAATTGTTCTTTTGCTCGTTTTGCTATTGCTACAACTTCCGTTTTACCCATCACTTTTGCACGTTGCTCCATGACTGTAAGGATTTGTATCTTTCTCGCATACGGC